CAACAAGCAATTGCAGGTTATGAAGCTATTGATGTTGCATCAGCAGATGTAACTTTAGCTATGACTAACGCAACTTTATCAAACGCTAGAAACATGGTTCTTTCTTTAACAGGAACTTTAGCGGGTACAAGAGTTGTTAACGTTCCAGATGGAATTGAAAAAACTTACATTGTTGCAGATAATACTACAAGATCAGGAAACACTTTAACTATTAAAACTGTTTCTGGTACAGGTGTTACAATTCCAGAAGGTAAAACTGTTTTAGTTTACGCAGATGGTACAAATGTAAATGATGTATTCTTTTTAGCAAACGTTGTTGAAGATACTACACCGCAGCTTGGTGGAGATTTGGATGCAAACGGAAACAATATTTTAATTGATAATGGAAACTTCATCGGTGATGAAAATGGAGCAGAACAAATTAAATTTGCAACTACTGCTTCTGCTGTAAACGAAATGACTGCAACCAATGCAGCTACAGGAAATGCTCCTGAGTTATCAGCAACAGGTGGTGACACAAATATCGATTTAAATTTAACACCTAAGGGTATTGGAAGAACAACTTTCAATGGTCAAGGTAAAATTCAAAGTGTTGCAGAAAAAGTTACTACAGAAGCGACTGCTGCTACAGGCACAGTTAACTACGATGTTTTAACTCAAGCTGTATGGAACTTTACTACAGATGCTTCAGGAAACTGGACTTTAAATCTTAGAGGTGACGGATCAAATTCTTTAAATAGTATTATGGATACTGGTGAATCAATTACAGTAGCACATATTGTTTCACAAGGTGGTACTGCTTACTACAATTCAGCGGTACAAGTTGATGGTAGTTCAGTAACTCCAGAGTGGCAAGGTGGTGCAGCACCTACTGAAGGTAATGCTAGCTCACTTGACGTTTATTCATATACTGTTATAAAAACTGCAGATGCTACTTTTACAGTATTAGCATCACTAACACAGTTTGCGTAATAAATTAAAAGGAGAAAGATAATGCCTATATTAGGAAGTTTTGGAGCCGGATCTGGAAAAGGCTATGGTCTAACATCTGGAGCAAGTGTTGATCCAGTAGATTTTGACTATCTAGTTTTAGCTGGAGGCGGAGCAGGACAATCAGGCCTTGGAGGCGGAGGCGGCGCTGGCGGTCACCGAACATCTTTTCCAGGCGGTACTAAAGTTACAGTAGATCGTAAAGACACTACAATTACAGTTGGAGCTGGTGGATCTTCCAACCCTACCCCAACTTCATTCGCAGGTGGTCACGGTGTAGATTCTTCAATAGGAGCTTATATAGTTTCAGCTGGTGGTGGAGCACATAATACTACTCAAGCTTTTCCAGCAACTCCAGGGGCAAACCCTACAAACGCAGCAGTTAGAAATGGTGGATCGGGAGCTGGACAAACTCACCAACAACAACAATACACTGGATTAGGAAACACACCTCCTGCTCCAGGAGGACCTGCTAATCCTGTTCAAGGATATCCAGGAGGTCCAGGAGGCGGATCGTTTGCAGCATCTGGAGGCGGTGGAGCCGGCGGAGCAGGAAACAATGGAACAACTCCAGGAAACCCTACAAACGCAGCAGGACCTGGTGGACCTGGTGTATCAAATTCAATCACAGGATCGTCTGTCACTAGAGGTGGCGGAGGAGGCGGAGGCCCTTACGATGGTGGGGGATCAAGCGGTGGATCTGGAGGCGGAGGCCCTCCAGGAACTGCGGGAACCGATGGTTTAGGCGGTGGCGGCGGAGGCCCTCCACCAGGCGGAACACCTGTACCAGGCGGAAATGGAATAGTTATAATGAGAGTACCAACAGCAAATGCACCTGATGCATTAGCAGTAGCGCCAGGAAGTAATACAATAACAGATGTAGGTGGAGATAAATTATTAACTTTTAACGTAACAGGAACTCTAACAATATAATGGCTAAATATTTTGCAGAAATAGACTCAAATAATAAAGTATTAAGAGTAGTAGTAGCAGGAGATGACGATGTCGCTAACTATGGTGGAGATCAATCTTCTCAAGCTGCAGAACATTTTAAAACTATATGTCCTTTAAGTGAAAATGGTGTTAAATGGGTTCAAACTGCTAAAGATGAGAGTTTTAGAAAAAAATTTGCTGGAGCTGGAGATACCTATAATGAAACAAATAATGTTTTTTATTGTGGAGACTCGTATCCATCATGGACTTTAGATTCAAATTTTGATTGGAATCCACCTGTAGCTAGACCTTCAACTGATAGGACATCAGATGATAAAAAAGTGATATTTGATTGGGATGAGGACAGTCAAAAATGGTCGGGTTTTGCTTATGATAGTAGCAATGATAAAATAAACTTTGATTGGAATCCCAATACGAGTTCTTGGGATCAAGTATAATCTTTACTTTTTAATTTAATTATTATATCTATAATTTTGAAAAGTTATAGAAATGAATATTGAAATAAGAGATAATTTTTTAGAAGAAGATTTAGTTAAGTATCTTTCGAATCATTTTACGCTATGTCCACAACAATATGGACACTCTTCCACTGGAAAAGGTAATTTATGGTATTCTTCTAATTTAGATTTATACAACCCTTTATATAACTTTTTATGTATGAAAGTAGGAAAAATATTCTCTAATGATATAGAAATATTAAGAATGTATATAAACGTACAATATTGTTTTATGGATGGAGATTTTCATACAGATGACGGTGATAACACTGTAATGTTAATGGTAAGTCCAACATTAAAAAAAGACTCTGGACAGTTTAAAATTAAAGAAAATAATAAAAATTTAAAAAAAATTAACTTTATCCAAAACCGATTAATAAAATTTCCATCTTCTTGGAACCATAAAGGCTGTGCTCCTATTGAAAAAAACACTCCTAGAATTACATTGGTTTGGAAAACAAAAGGACATAACTAATGCAATTACCTTATTCTTATTGGTATTTTCAAGAAGCTTTATCTGACAAAATGTGTGACGACATAATTAAAACAGGATTAGCAAAGCGTTCTAGTAAAGCACGCACAGGTAATGCTAAAAAAGTTACAGCTGAGATTCAAAAAAAAAGAAAATCTAATGTATCTTGGTTAAATGACCGATGGATATATAATCTAATACACCCTTACATTCATACAGCTAATAGAAATGCTGGTTGGAATTTTCAATGGGATTGGTCAGAATCTTGTCAATTTACTATATACAAGCCTGGCCAATTTTATGATTGGCATTGTGACAGTTGGGATAAGCCTTATGAAAAAGAAGGGCAAGTTAAAGGTAAAATTAGAAAATTATCAGTAACAGTTTCTTTATCGGATCCCAAAGATTACACTGGAGGAGAGTTAGAATTTAGAACTGTAGATCATAAATCAGGAAAACTTTATAAGACTACATGTAAGGAAATTTTACCTAGAGGTTCTGTCTGTGTTTTTCCTAGCCATATATGGCATAGAGTAAAGCCAGTAAAAACAGGTACAAGATATTCTTTAGTAATTTGGAGTTGTGGTTGGCCATTTAAATAATATGAAAGTTTTTTTACAAGATAATTTTTTAACTAAAAAAGAATGTAAAGAATTAATAAAATTATTTAAATCTAGTTCTAAAGTTGAAAGATTTAATACAACTTATCCAATGTTTTTAAAAATAGGTCAGTTACCTAAATTAGAAGATAAAATTAATAAAATAGGTATGGAAATAAATAAATCTGTAATAGACTGGTTTCAAATAGTTAAATGGCCTTCTCCTAACACAGGTAAACAGATACATAAGGACACTGCTTCAAGTCAAACCACTTTAAGTAGTATTATTTATTTAAATGATGGCTATAGCGGTGGACATACCTTTTTTAAAGATGGCACAACCTTTGCTCCTGTAACAGGACGAGCTATTTTTTTTGATGGAAATTATTTTGAACATGGTGTATTACCAATAGATAAAAAAGACAGATATACTGTTGCAACTTGGATGAAAAAAAAATGAGTTTTAAAAAGAAAAAATATTTAGTAATTAAAAATGCAATCTCAAAAGAGTTAGCTGATTTTTGTTTTCATTATTTTATTATAAAAAGAAAAGTAGCAGATACTTTTTTAAGTACTAATTATATCCCACCTTTTAATGCAGATTGGGGCACCTTTGAAGATAAACAAGTTCCAGGAGCTTATTCACATTATGCTGATATAGTGATGGAAACTTTATTAGTAAAAGTAAAACCAATTATGAAAGAACTTACAGGATTAGATTTACTAGAAACTTATTCTTATGCTAGATTTTATGAAAAAGGTAATGTTTTAAAAAGACATAAAGATAGAAAAAGTTGTCAGGTTTCTACTACTATGTTTTTGGGAGGAGATCCATGGCCTATTTATATAAACCCTAATCCTAAAGAAGGAAAACTTGGCAAAAAAAAATATATTGCTAGTAAATCAAAAGGAGTAAAAGTAGATTTAGAGCCTGGGGATATGCTAGTTTACAGAGGTTGTGAGTTAGAGCATTGGAGAAACAAATTTAAAGGTAGATATTGTGCTCAAGTGTTTTTACACTATAATGACAGAAATTCTGAGCATGCCGAAGAGTTTAAATTTGATAAAAGAATGCACTTAGGTTTGCCAGCATTTTTTAAACAAAATAAAGGAGAAATAAATGATTGAAAACCCATTAAAGAAAATTGAACTGCTTGAAGAAGAAATTAAAACTTGGAGAAATTTAAGAGGCTCTGAGGTAGAAATGAACAAAGATTTAAAAGAATATAATAAAAAACTTGAACTTTCGATTGAGTCTTTAGTTTCAATAAATGAAGCGTTAATAAAAAGAATTATTAAGTTACAAGATTTATTATTAAAATAAATGTCTTCAAGCATTAAAGTAAAAGTATTTCCTACTTTATTGCAATATACAAATAAC